CGCAGGAGTGTGCAGCTTTGTTTGAGCGTGTCGACTTTATTGTTGATTCTGCCAGAAGGGGCGTTCGTTTGGCACATATCTTTACTGATTTTTTGAAAGACGAGACCCGACCGCATGCCAAGGTTGACGCGGGAGCCACACGTGTCATTAGCGGTGCTCCTTTGGATTATGTTATTGCCTTTAGGCAATACTTTGGCGCTTTCATGGCTTCGATGTTTAAACACCACACCGATTCTGGCATGTGCCCTGGTATAAATCCTTTTTGTGAGTGGTGGAAGCTTGCTTCCAACCTTTGTTCAAAGGGAACCAAGGTATTTGACGGTGATTTCAAGCGCTTTGATGCTTCAGAACAACCCTACATTCATTATGCCATTCTTGATTTTATCAATCGTTGGTATGATGATGGCGTTGAGAACGCTCGAATTCGCGAAGTTTTGTGGCTTGAGCTTGTCAATTCACGCCACCTTGGAGGAGATGGCAGGGACCAATCTCACGTTTACCAGTGGAACAAGTCTTTGCCTAGTGGCCATCCTTTCACCACGCCGGTTAATTCACTTTACTCTCTGATCACCTTGACTGCATGCTACGTCAAAGCGACAGGTGATTACGTGAATATGTGGGACCGGGTTTACATTGCCACTTTTGGCGATGATAACATTACAAATGTTTCCGATTCTGTTTCCGAGGTTTTCAACCAGGTTACCGTTGCTAGGGACATGCAAGAGCTTTTCGGTTTGACTTACACCTCAGGTAGCAAAGATGGTCTTCTCAGGCCTTACACAACTCTTGAGGAATGTACTTTCCTTAAGCGCAGGTTTGTTCGCAACGATTTGGGCTCTGGTGGATGGATTGCGCCTCTCGAGCCTTCCAGTTTCTTGTACATTTCCTATTATTACCGTAATAATAGGGATATGGTTGGGGAAGTTAAAAATAATTTGGAGAACACGCTTGGTGAGCTTGCTCTTCATGATGAAAACATGTGGAACGAGTATTTCCCTCTCGTTCGTCAGGTGATGAGCGACATGGGTCGCGTCCCTGATTTTGAAAGCAGAAGCGCTTATCGTGACATGATGAGCGCGCGATTGGACGCATGGTTTTAACTGCTTATATACGGAGTTTTGTGCGTAAAATGATTGAACACATGGCGCACCAGATTCGACAGGAAGGCATTTCACCCTTGCTTTTTAGCTTACTACTCAGACTGAGTCAGAGAATTGTGTTCTTGCGGTGAGTTTTGAGGCTGGCTCCCGCAATAGTTGTCTCGCTACACAACATAATGAAGATTTAAGAGACACTCTTGTTGAGTGTACTGAAGTTGAGGGTTTGTCTTTAAACCCTGTTCCTGAGATTTTGGGTGTTACCGATATTTCCAATGAAGCTTGTGAGTCAGTTTCAGTCGGTGTTAAAGCAAAAACTGGTTTTATAGTTCCATCAACTGGTTACCAGGATTTGCTTGGTTATTTAGCCCGCCCGCGTTTGATTGTTAGTGGTGCTTTGTCAACCTCTAGAGGGCCTCAGAACATTTTAGATCTTAGCCGCACTAATTTGCTTACCCTTTGGTTTCCTGATTTGATTACTCGTTTGGCTGGTGTGCATGGGATTCGTTTTACGACTAGGTTTACACTTATGGTTGCCAGCACACCTTTTCAGGCTTCTGTGTTGTGTCAGAGTTTTCAATACGGCACTGCTAGTTATGTTGCTGGCCAGTATACTCGTGCCAACAATTCAGCTTATGTTACCAATTTACCTCACGTCAAACATGACATTAGTGAGACCACTATGTCTGTTTTAGAAGTGCCCTTCCTTTACCCCCAGGATTTTATGCCTTTATATGCTCCTGTTGGTTCTGAGACTGCTACTTCTGCTGGTTGTATTGGTGTGTATGGGTTGAATGTTTTAATGCCGTATCGCGCTTTAGCTGGGGCTAATGCTCCAACTTATAAGCTTTTGATTTCTTTGCATGATGTGGAGTTGATAGGATCCATGCCTTTGGCTTCAAGTACAGTGTTTTTGCAGTCAGGGTTGGAAGATGCTCGCGCTGTTTATTCTGGAGCTAAAACTCTTTATGATAAGGCTCGTGGTCAGAAGCCCAAGCCCCGTGGTAACGCTATTTTGGCTGAGGAGAAAACCATTAAGGGTAGTGACATTGCTCGGAAAGCTGCTAGTGTTGTCAGGACTGTTGCTCCTTATGTGCCTCTATTGAACAGTGTAGGTCCGCTTACAGCCGGTTTGTTGGATGCTGGCGCTAATGTTGCTAGCTATTTTGGGTTTGCGAAACCAACTGTCGAGGAAGCGCCTACTAGGGTTTTTCGCAATGCTCATATTGGTGAAGCCAACGTTGATATGGATTCTGCTTCCTATGTTTTAGCACCTTTTCAGAATAATAGATTGGCTGTTGATGCTTTAGCTGGTGGCACTGATGTTGATGAAATGGCCATTCAGTATGTTATTGGTAAGTACGGCCAGGCGTTTGTTGGCACCTTTGCCACTACCGACACTACTGGTACTGTTCTTTACGGTGCCAATATTTGTCCTACGAGTTTTTGGTTTCGTACAAACGCTTTGCGTCCTTCAGGCAACATAGCTTTGCCCGCTGGGTCCACAGCTGTTACCAATTCAATCGCTTGTACACCTCTTTGTTACGCTGCCAGCTTCTTTAGGTTTTGGCGTGGCACTTTGAAGTTTAAGTTTACTTTTTCCAAGACTAAATTTCATGGAGGTAGGGTCATAGCTGCCTATGTTCCCACGTTGAAGCAACCTGGAGCTGCCGGTATTGCGTCAGCTGTTATTCCTGTTTTGGAAACTGTGGCTGGCTTGCCTCAACCTTTTAGTTATTCTGAGGTTTTTGACCTCAAGGATGCTAGTTCTTTTGAGTTTGAGGTTCCTTATGTTTGTCCTGATCCGTTTCTTGAGGTTATTGCTTCGCATGGTGCTATTTCATTAACCGTTTTGGACCCTTTGGTAACTAGCGGTGAGACTTCCACTACAATTGACTATATGGTTGAAGTTAAGGCTTTGGATGATTTTATGTTTGGATGTCCTGCTTCTCCTATGTTTGGTATATTGGACCCTACCATTCCTGGTAACATTGTTGCTTTGCAGTCCGGTTTAGGTGGCGTTTCTGATATAGATGATACAGTTTCTCAATATACTATGGGTGAACAGATTCTTAGCTTTAAGAGCCTCATGATGATACCTAATTTTGTAGCTGCCGATTTACCCGCTGTTACT